GGCGTGTGTGGCCCTTCGCTCGACGATGTGATTGCGGCTTTTGAAAAGAGCGGCTACGATGCTACATGGATGGTTCTTCCAGGCTACGCCGTCGGCGCACACCATTCAAGGAAACGATGGTTCTGTTTGGCCGTGCGGAAAGACGTACGTGAATTCACACTCAAGATCGCCGCCACGTACGAGAGGCACGATTGGAGCAAGAACACTACGATTCCTCGTATGCAGCTCAGCAAGGAGACGTGGAGCGAGGATAAAGTGCGACTCTCGATTCTCGGAAACAGCGTGATTCCAGATGTCGTGAGGTTGGCTTTCATGCTCATGTTCACGGGATTCACCAAATCACCTGACGAGTTATGGAACGCGACTGAGCTCGAACTCGTCCGTCCGGCCCCGACAGGTATCCCCTTGCCAGCCCATGGACCGGGCCGGTACTATGGATCATATATCGATGGCGTCGTGGAAAAAATCAATCTCCCGAGCGGCATCATTCCACGCAAACCCGATCTGGGTCTGGTGCTCGTGCCGGGCTCGTACGTGCACGACGGCCCCTTGAAAGCGGTTTCTATTACAGAATCACATTCGTTGCCTATGTGGGGGACACCGCGCGGAGGTTGCCTCGGCCCATCGAACGTCCTCGCCAAGCGCAGCAAACATGATCTGTACACATCTATCCGATTCGAGCGCAATACACCTGACGAGTTGCGTGGAGGCGTTCCTAATGTGCGGTGGGTCGAGTCGTTGATGGGCTACAATGTCGTGAACTGGACGGAAATGGCGGCGCCTCCTCCTCCTCCTCCTGCCGAGACTCCTGCCGAGACGCCTTCCGAGTAGACTTACCATACGCGTTTGGAAACTTGCAATTTACTCGAGTCATACATAATGATGATTCAAGAAGTTGACGAAGTCGAAGAGATTCAAGAAATTGCGATTGGTCCCTCAAGTTCTTCGGGCGATACCATAACGCCATTGATCAAACCTTCCCAATTCTCATTCTCACCTCCGCCTCCCTCGCGCCCTCCTCCCCCGCCTCCTCCTCCTCCATCTCCGTCTCCTGCTGCCCCGCCCGCCCCGCCCGCCCCGCCCGCCCCGCCCGCCACGTCTCACAACGACTCCGAGACAGAAACTGACGACGACACCGACGACGATACATTTGCGAAAGATGTGACATGTTCCGTGTTTGTCGAGACGCACCCGCTCCCCAATCTCCAGAAGTCCGTGCCGCTTCCTTTGAAAGGTTTCGGATCCGTCAAGTATCGCAAGAACTTGGCGTACGGCAAAATCCTCTTTGCGCGATTCACGTGCGCAGGAAATTTCACGTACCCTCTTCGTGGATATTTCTTCATTCAAGTCGATGCCGAAACTGATACGTTCTTTCGCATGTATGGCGAGATCATCAATGAAAAGAATGTCGGCGACTATGTGATTCCACGCGATGTCGTCCGGACTATCGAGACCAAGTTGCGCATGGTGCCGAAAGAGTGTATTACCGTAACTGCTGCGGCGGCCGACATCGATCCTGGCCCAGGCTACAAATTCAAAGTTCCGGCCCATCACTTTGCGCTCCTCATCGCCAAAACTAGTATGTAATCGTCGTTTATATTAGTGTTTTTTTTCGATGACGCATTGTACACGCTCTCAACGAATATGCCATCTGGAAACACATCCAAGCAACCGAATAAAAAATATAAACGCCGAATGCAGAAAAAAGGAAATGCACCGACACCGGAAAAAATGACGACTCGCGATAAAAAAAATGTCGCGCGCATGCCAGATTCACACATCACATCGCCTAAAACTCCCATACCCACACCGAGCCCCGCACCTAAAATCAAGCTGAATCCGCCTCTGTCTCCGCCCCCGTCGCCGCCCCCGCCCCCTCCGTCGCCTCCGTCGCCTCCATCGCCTCCGTCGCCTCCGCCTCCACCGCCTCCTCAACCCAAACCTCCGTCCAAGCCAGCCGCCACAAAAACAACAACAAAAACAACAAAAACAACAACAAAACCCACGCCGAAGCCCACGCCGAAGCCCACGCCAACGAACCCTCCGAAACCTCAACCTGCAACGACAGCTGCCGCAACGATGCCTTCGCCGCCATCGTCGCTCTTTTCTTATATCGTTCTTCCACCGCCGTCGTTACCTCTAAAACCCCGCGAGAACCCGTGGTGCATCGCCGGCCGAAGCAGCGGCAAAGCGAAACTAAGCGTCCACGACGATGCCTTGCGTGTCGAGTATGTCGAGGGCCAAGTCGGGTCGGTGAGCGGCACGACATTCCACGCCAAACCGGCCGGGTTCCCGACGACCGAGTGCATCATATCATACCGCGTCAATTTCAACGACGAATGGGATTGGAAGGAGGGCGGGAAATTGCCAGGATTGTTTCTAGGGTCGGGTGCATCGGGCGGGAACTGGATGGATGACGGAGGATCTGCGCGTGTCTGTTTCAAGCAGGGCGGAGCTGGCATTGCGTACATCTACGTCCCAACTCAAGTCTGCGATGGCAAAGACGATCGCGATGCGCTCGATAAAGTCCAAGGACCAGAATTTTCATCTGCGGTCCAGCACACAACAAAGGGAACGCATGTCTGGCGCGATGGTATTACGACATTCAAGCGCGGGTGGAACGATGTCCGCCTTCACGTCAAACTCAACGACATCGGCAAGAAGAACGGATTCATTGAACTCGAAATCAACGGAACCAAAAAGTCGTTGCCTGTCATTTGGCGCACATCTTCGTCAGTCAAGATCGAAGGTATTTCGTTCGCTTCTTTCTTCGGCGGAAGTTCCAAGAGCGCCGCGGCACCTAAGAATGCCATCGCACAATTCAAAGATATTTCGTACAAGACGCTGATGGATAAATAAAATATTGTATTATAACATATTCGAGAAACATCATGCAAAATATGCAACGTCGCCGCAACGCCGAAATGAAAGATGTCTTGTTATTTATTGAAATGTTGCGAAAACTCGAATCTCTCAAGCGTCAAACGAACACAATCAAACGAAACTTGTCGACACTTATGGAGCGTTCTAACGGCCGCCGAAATTTATTGAAACTCGACTCGTCATCAAATAATAATTCGTGGTTGTTGGATAATGCACGTACTTCTCGGCCTCGCGTTTCTCGACAGCGATCGATCTTTCCGCACGCGTTCTCGAACCGCGCGAAATTGATTCGCAATTGGACGAAACCGCCATCGAATAAGAACGTATCGAACGCGAAATTTCTTCGCCAACGACGTTAATGGTCAAAAGCATTACACGGCAGCGGTACTCATCCGTCCAATTTCACGGGATTTCATCTGACTGTAAACGCGCGGCGCGATATACCGGAAAACACGCTCGGAAACGTCAGCGTGCTCGATCGCCGTATTCGCGAAAGGCACGCGCGCGACTTTATCCCACCAAGGAAAAATAAGATCGGGATTTTTCTTGACGATAGAATACATTTGTAATTTCGCGACGAACGGCGTTCCTTCGATATGATATTTCCACGCGGTTTTGAGTATCGAACGTAAACGCCGTGCGCGGTCTTCGGCGTTGCCCGGCATTTGTAAAAAGTAATCGGCCGAAGGGAGCATATCGTCAATTTTCGTCATAGTATGCTGCACATCGACGGCGTGCGTTTCGATCGCGCGTTTCAGGACCGGTTCGCCAAGTACGCGAAACGCCCCCTGGACACCACTTTGCCCATTCGAGGATCCGATGATCGACGTGACGATGATCGCGTACCTCCCGCCCGGCAACCGCCCAACGCGTCGTTCCAGAGTTTTTTCTAATCGTTTCAAGGATCTCGACGCTTGGTCAATGCCAAGCTTCGATGTCGTATCGCGTGTTTTTTTCATTGGTATATATCAAATGATGAAAATCCGGACTGCGTTTCTCTTAACTGTACTTTGCATCATATTCTTGATTTTCTGGTCGGGGAAGAAAGAAATGTATACGGGCGCGCCTGACCCCCCATCGAGCAATACACAAACGATTTTCGTGAGTGTTGCAAGTTATCGAGACCATAAATGCATGGAAACGATCAAGAACATGTACGCGCGAGCCAAGTACCCTACACGTATCTTCGTCGGTATCTGCGAACAGAACACGACCGATACAAAGGAATCGTGCACGCCCTCGGAATTCAAGTACCATTCGAATATTCGCCGCTTGACAATTCCGCATTCCGAAGCTAAGGGGCCGACATACGCGCGGTACCTATGCAGCACAATGTACAAAGGCGAGACGTATTTCATGCAGATCGATTCTCATACGACATTCGCGCGCAATTGGGATGTGAAGGCGATCCGGAACCTTGTCGCATGCCCTTCGAAGAAAGCGATTTTGACTGGGTACCCACACGATGTCGAAACGTACGGTATCGACGAGAAGAGCGTCCCGCTTCTCTGCAATTCGAAATGGAACGAAGATGGATTACCGCAATTCGAAGCGGCCGTCAAATCAGCTGCTGATATCGCGACGAAATCCAATTGGCCTTTGCCGTTCACGTCGGGCGGGTTCGTCTTCGGTCCAGGAAGTCTTGTTTCTGAAGTCCCTTTCGATCCGAACCTCGACCACCTCTTCCAGGGCGAAGAGGTCCTGTATAGCGTTCGTCTCTGGACATCAGGGTACGATTTCTTCTCTTCGAAGGAGAATATCGTGTTCCATGCGTATACGCGCAAAGACGAACCCAAGTTCTGGGAAGATGTCAAGGATTGGAGCGTACCTCAAAAGAAATCCGCTTCACGTGCACGTCGCATCCTAGGATTAGAGGAGCCGTCTCTTCCACCCGGTGCCGATCCGTACGGTCTCGGCAAAGTCCGCTCGATTTCCGATTACTGGAAATTCGCCGAGCTTGATCCCACCACGAAAACCAGTAAATCAAAAGAAAAATTCTGTTAGGTACATTAGTAGTAGATATGGATGAGTACCTCATACTTGCAATTATGATCTGCATATATGGTCTTTCGTTCGTTATTGGACTTATCGTCTACATTATCAAATCCAAGAAGGGACCGGTATCTGCATTTAGCAACGTATCGGTCGGTGAAGGCACGCCGCTCGCACTTCCATCGCCATCGTCGAAAAAAGGCAGTGCGCCGTGGTACATCCAAAACTGGTCGAACCCCAAATCCGTTTCGAGCGGCACGGACGGACTCAAAATATCTTACAAGGCCGGCGCAGTGGGTATGTCGGGCGGGACGGGATTCAAAGCCAACCCGTCCAAATCTCTGCCTGCTGAATCCGCTTCTGTTTCATATAACGTATTTTTTCCATCGACGTTTGATTTCCGTCGCGGAGGCAAAGCGGGATGCGGCGTGTGTCTCGGAACGAAATTGTACGAATGCGATACTGGCGGCGAACACTCGAATTCAGGTGGATCCGTGCGCGTCACATGGAAAGAGAACGGTCAAGGCGTTGCCTACATGTACTTGCCCACCCAAGCGCCACTCAACAGCCAAAGCGCCGCCTTCAAAGCCGCTTCCGACGATCCTGACCGAACTGGAATCCATATATTCGCGAAATCAGCATTGAAATTCAATAAAGGAGCGTGGAATACCGTCACGCTCACTGTGAAACTGAATTCCCCTTCGTCCTCTGACGGTGTATTGCGACTCACGATCAATGGCGTCACCGAGGAGCTGACCGATGTGCTGTATCGCCGCGACGCCAACGTCAAGATCAATACGATGGTCTTCGCGACATTCTTCGGCGGATCAAGTAAAGAATATGCGCCACTGAAACCTGAGACGGCCACATTTAAAGATTTCAAGTTCGCGGCGTCATAATAATAATTGAATAATCACGCGTCAATTTGCGGCGCGACGACGAACCGCAATTCTCCCAATCCAGCGACATTGAATTTCAGGATGAGTGGATAATTCCTCTTGAAGTACAATTCCAATGTATTGGAGAGCGAACTGGCACGGCAGAAGAGCGAGAGGTACTTGAGCGAATATTTCCCGACAATAGGCTCATCGGTCGTCGACGTGATTGACAAAACACCTCCATCGCCTCCATCACCTCCGTCGCCGCCTACGACCGTCTCCTGCGAAGCGAAATCTCCTTCGCAACTCAATGTCAGTGTCTTGCCATCGCTCTTGATCGTCATTGAATCTGATAAGTTCGTCATATCCCGCACGATACGTTGGAGGTATGTGGAAGGCAACGTCGCGACATTCTCAAACTCGACATCTGGAACATTGAGATCCTGGCCATCGACATCGAGAAGCTTGAGTTTGAAATTCGTCTGGCTGTTCTTGTCCGTATTGCTGATGCGGATGCCCAGGACGTTCGTCTCGTCGTGTGTATTGTACATCTCGATACTATCGTGCGTTCCCGTCGTCCTCATCAGTTTATGCATCGAGGCCATATTGAGTCCGCACCGCACTTTACCCTGACAATAATACTCTTCGAACGATTCCGCACGAAGCCGGAGATAAATCAAAGCGCATCGCGATCCGTCCATGCACACGAGTTTCGCGCCATGCTCGTCGAAGATCATATTCGAATCGTGGACGATTTCCTTGAGGACCTCGAACAAAGTTCGGATGGCCCCGGCTTGCACGGTCTTGATCCACAGACGACACCCATCTGGACCTGTGGGAGGTGGTACATTCGCCATGGTCGTGGAGAATATGATTTTCACGACCGTAACGGTGCCGCTTAAGTGTCTCTTTAGAATTCATTTATTGAATGATTTGTTGTCACCAAACTGCAATCGGAGTGTTCTTTTTGTCTCTCGTAAAAATCGACGCCTAGATTTGACGCAGTCATATTTGAAGCTACGGTGAGAGCGGCAGCCACCGCCAGTGCACTTGTCGCGTCCATTTATACGAGTTCTTATATAAACATATTTTAATCTAGATGTTGTGTGCTATCGATATGGAGAAGATATCGAATGAGAATGATATGCGTATGGCCGTGCGCGTGATCCAGGAAACACTCAGATATATCGACCCAATATATTTAGATACCGACGATCTCGCTTCGCTGGTCGTCGCGTTATCGCCATTGCCACGAAGCGTCTACGTACCTGAATATTTTGCCCGATGCGTCCAGATGTACGCGACTCGGCGCGACGAATATCATCATGCACAAATCGATGTGATGATATGCGAGACGCGCGAGAAGCTAGAACGTGATCCAGAATGGCCGCATTTCCTCGAATGCGTCGATTCTGCATGGACGACAGTGCACGCGTTACAGAAGTTTTTAGCTACAATATCGATATTTCCACACGAAATCAGTCTTGCCGCACTGAAGAAATGGAGTCCTTGGCCAAGTTCGATCGATAACTTTAAAGTATCAGGACAAATGACGGTCAATTTCCATCTCGATACGACCGAATCTGATTGTATTACTGCACGCATGACGATTTCCGAGATATTCACGACAATATATGCATGGCCAACGCTGGAGATCCGCGTGCGTCTCAATCGTGTTTCGGGATGCGTGATTACCGATACCGTCCACATTATCGCGCCGGATCCCATGCAATGCACGGAATCCGATGGAATTATGGCGATTGTCGCAGCATATGCCGTCGGAGCGACAATCATCGATCTTCCACCGCGCAGCCCGCTCCATCTCATCAAAGATCGTCTTGGAATCATTCGGGCGGCGGCTTGACGAACTCGCCGAACATCTGTACATGCCCCATCTCGCCGCCGCCATTAAGATCCGAGAACGCGAGACATTTCCCATCTGGCGCGCTATCCAGCTCGATTTCCGTCTGGAATTGCTGGAGCCATTCGAAACATTTCGTGCCGATGAATTGACGTCCGGAATTATCGACGAGCGTGGGAACATACTGTAATCCGGCTTTCTGTTCTGGTGGGATCCGATCGACATCGACGATCTCGACGCTATTCTTCAATGATGGAATGCGTGTCATATCGCTGAGGAACCGAGTGCAGTTGGGGCACGCCATCGAAATATACGCACGCATCACCATAACTAACTATGTATATTTTGTAAATCAAGAATATTTTTTTTTTAATTAGACGCGCAAATAATTAATAAGAAATAAAATCCTCGTCTAACATAAAAAAGATGTCTGACTCGTTGACTGACATTGCTCTTTTGATTCTCGTTCTTGCCGTGCTGGCAACGTGGCGCGCTCACAAGAAACCCGCGAAACGAGTTGCGCCATACACGCCTCCGCCCCCGAAACGCGGCGTTCCGTACCCCGGCATCCCGACCGTCTTGACCGATGCGCTCGCAAACGCCGTCGATCACGGAAAGACACTCCTTCCCGGCCCAGTTTCCGCTGGCGGCGCTGACCCCGATGAGTTGGCTCAATATATCTCACTCGTCATTCGTCGCATTGTAGCTGCGGCGCCGACTGGATCTCTGGATATGTTGCCGACGGGCATCGACAACGCGACAGTCGATATCGATTCTTTTGGCAATAAGCAAATCAATGTCTGTTTCATAGCACACGAAGCTCATACTGGCGTCTCGATCAAACTGAACGTTTCATTAGTAGTTAAAGTCCAGGGCGATATTTACATTGTCGATCTCAAGCCGTATAGCGCGCCTGTCGACACGACTGTCGCGAGCCTCGCGTCGTTATCGCCATATGCCACATACGAACCCATCGTCTCGCCAATTATTTGATATTATTTGAAAGTAAGACGATGCCATGTCCGCACCGGCATCATCCGTTCGGAATCGGTGATCTTGAAAAGCGCGACCGAGTGTGGATGCATGTACCGATCGACGCGTCTCTTGGCATCGTCTTTTGATGTCGCAGGCGGATCGAGCGTGACGAATCTCTGGACGGGAAATTCACGTGCAGTCTTCAAATCCAAAGTGTAAAACAACGGCCCGCCATTTTTTCGTATGAGATGAACGAAATAACTCAGTTTGGTGCTCGTATCGAGAATCACGATATGAGCACCAGATACATTGGTTGAGCCGTGATAGATCTCAAGACTCCCCATATTTTTTTATTATATTATAAACGCCACGCATCACACAAACAAAATAAGAAAGTCAGCGTGGCGCCACATGTCTTGCCACGTCACGCGCCACATCACAAAATGCCAGCGTGGCGCCACATCACAAAATGCCACATCACAAAATGCCAGCGTGGCGCCACCTGTCTTGCCACATCACAAAATGCCACATCACAAAATGCCAGCGTGGCGCCACCTGTCTTGCCACGTCACGCACCCCCTCCAAACCGCGCGACTCACACACTAACACAATAAACAAAGAAACAATAAAACGTGATGTCCAGGTGCGTGTCACGCTCTCGCCACCACGCCGCCCAGCCCTGCCGCCACCGCCGCCGCCGCCACCGCCGCCGCCGCCGCCGCGCTGCTGCCGCCGCCGCCAAGCCCTGCCGCCGCCGCCACGCCGCGCCGCGATCCACACCAACACGCGCGCCTCACCACGCCACGTTTTATTATGAGATCGCGAGGACCGTTTCACAGAACGCCGCGCCATACACGATTTCCCACTCTCACACCGCCCAGAACTCCTCTCTTCCACAGTAGTCATGGATTCGCCCGGCCGCCCTATTGGAATGGAGTTTGACCACTTCACATACTCCAACGGCGACATCGATATTTATTACAGACGCCACCACGCATCGCGTTCCACTGAATCTGGATCCGCGTCCGACTGGATCGCGTGGGTCAAGGTCCGCGAGTCGCAGATCGCAGGCAAGGGATTGTTTGCAGCTCGGTCCTTCAAGGCGTCCGAGACTATCGGGCGCTACACCGGCTATATCATAGGCAAGGCATCCTTGAAAAGCGTCGAAGCCAAGGTCGACACATTGAGCGCGACACCGGAAGGCGATGCGATCTCCAATATCAATGGATACTATATCGACGCCCGCAGGCCTATGCAGTCGAATGCCGAGCAGGCGTCGCTGATCATGCGGCCACGTGCGTTCATGGTGTATCCGAATTGGGGCTGGCCCGGCGCGCACATCCATATCGCCAACGATCCGCGCGGGACCAAGCACGATCCTAACGTGCAGGTGACGCGCGGCGGATTCCTCGAAACGCTTCGGCCGATTGCTAAAGACGAGGAGCTCTTATGGACGTACGGCGAGAAATACTGGAAAGATGCCGATCTTCTTGGAACGAGCGATAAACCTATCGTGATTTTGTAATGTATAATAATAATGTATGTTATATATCAATGCACGCCGCAACGCTCGTCCTTCTTGCCATCATCGCAGTTCTCGTATGGACCATCGCTCGGTCCCGCACGGCGGCCCTCAAACCCAAGCTCGTCATCGCACTCAAACCTTCTGCGGCCACGTCAGTTCTAGCGCCACGTGGAAGCGCGACGCTCCTCGAAGACTCGACGGATCCCAAATCGGGCGCTGGGACAGCTGCCGCCATGGTCGCATCGTCGTCTGTCGCGTACGATCTCGCGTGATTTCTATTCTGTTCACCGCATATCACTCGCGCACTTCATCGAATTTGACGCCGAATCCCATATGCATCCACGCTCGTCAGAAAAGTTCTCTTGTTTCGTCGCGAACCTAATTGCCACCACAACAAGGCTCAGGATTGCGACGACACCTAGGAGTGTTGATGTCTTCATTATTTTATGTAAACAAATTAATTAATCGAATGCCCAAGTTACATACAGCCCAGCACCGAAGAGCGCGACGGCACTCACGACGATCCACATCGCCATTTGGTATTCGAGACGAGCTTTATCGCCCCTGAATTTGCCCATCGCGTACGCCGAGCTCCCAGCGCATAAAATACCAACGAGCAGAAGTGCCGATGCCGTCAAGCTCGCCGCACTCGTTGGATCAAAGACATCCGATGGGATGTTGTTGACATTGGAGCCACTCATGTATATCTAGTACTCATACACATTTTATTTCATGTCATTCCACAAACTTGATGACTGCAAGTGTCGCAGACACCAGCACAAGTGCAGAAACAAGCATCCAGAACGCTTGCTGGTAATTCTGTGATCCCTTGGCCTCGCTGTTTGTCCCCATAGTATATGTCGTCCTGAGCACGAGAGCCAGCGCCGACGTTGCCATGGCACAACATGCGATAAAAGGCCAAGAGAGAGGCGATGCGAATTCGCTGCCGCTGTTGTTGTTGTTCGACATTGTGTGTACGAAGTCTCTAGAATTCACCCAGATTTTTTTTCTCTCTCTCACACTATACAGCATGAGTTACGGTATGAACATGTACGGCGGCATGGGAGGCATGGGCGGAGGCATGGGTGGCGGAGGCCAATCAAGCCAGATGATGAGCTCGGCAATGATGGCGTCGCTCTGTTCCGTCGCTCTTGCAGGAGCTGCATTCTTCATGATGAAATCGCCTACGACTCCTGCACCTACCACAATGGCCACAGATACGTCTGCACCATCTACATCGGGCGCAACGGCTACCGGCGGCGCCAACGGCTTGGACGGATCATTCATGATCATGGTCGGAGAGCAATCCATGTTTCCGGAAGGCGCGTGCGAGAACTCGTCCATTTACTTTGCCAATCCCGGCGCAACTGATGGCGGCAACATGGCTTCGACATGGATCATCAAGAAGGCAGGCACCACCTCAGGCGGCCAGGATTTCTATACTCTCATGAGCGATTCCAAGTCGTTCGCCAAGACGTGCCGCAAGCGGTACCTGACAGCTCCATCCGGATGCAAGACTCGCCCCAAGCTCGATATCCCCCGTTCTGGCCCTCAGCAGTACTGGTTGATTAACGGCTCGGCGGAAGCAGGTTACGCGCTCCAGTCTCTCGCATGCAAGATGGGTCGCCATACCCGCCAGTTCCTCCAGACTCCCGGACAGAACAACAAGAAGAAGACTGCGACGGACTTCGCTGCCCGTGCCGGGTCAACATTTACGCTTCAAGCTCCTTTTGAGTGATCTGTTTGGATTTTATTTATACTTTTTGTTTGAAAGCTGATTCTTAGAATCGGCTCTCAAACAAAATATCTGGTTTGTATTCTAGGTAAGGAAGGACATGAATCGTCTTGATCCGACTTCCGCGATGCTTCTCGCCTCGCCCGAAGGATTCAATTCTAAACTATGGGGACGAAGCCTATGGACGTTCATGCATTACATCGCGCTCAACTACCCCATCTCACCGACAAAATCACAAGTCGAATCGTATAAGCTGTTTTTCCGATCGCTGTGCGATATCTTGCCATGCAATGTCTGTCGAACAGAATTCTGTAATCTGGTGAGAAACCCCAAAAGCCGATTTTATTTGGGTCGCCCCGGCCTCTTTCCATACAAATCACAAACCCCAAGCGCCGCGCGTCTTCGGTTGTTCATGTGGACGTCGGAATTGCATAATGCAGTCAATCGTCGCCTGAAAAAACCTGTCTCTTCTCCACGGACATGGCTCGTGAAGTATTTGAAAACACGCCATCGTCGTACTACACCATCTCCGGTACGCGCGCGACACTTAAGGACTCGTCAAATCACGTAATTACATTCTACAAGAAAAAGATGGAAATTGTCGAACGAATCAAAGAGTTGGAACGACGCGGGTATGCATGCGTCCGGCCTCTGATCGATAATTTCCCGTACACTGACGGCGTCACGCGCGTTTTCGGTATGCAATATTTCACGTGCTACAACGAAAAAGATCCCGAACGGAAATTGGCGATCTTCAATTCCAAGCTCGAGAAACTCGGGTTCACAGGCAGCGATCGAGTGCAATTGAGGATCAAGGAAGCGACCGCGACACGATCTTCTTCGTACCCAACAACCGAACCGTCCGAATGGTGCGTGGAAAAGGCGGAAATCGATACGGAGAATATGTACACGATTTTCAACACGATCAAATTACGTGCTGCACTAGACGCCGCCGACTTGGGCATTGAAGTCGTGGAGTATTGTGGTATCGTTCCCGTCTTCCCGCATCCCGTTCCGTCGAGTTTCGTATCGCATTGGGCCGTCGAGACGAAGACGATGCGCGATACGCTCGTCGCCGCCATCAAGACCGCGCTCGAAGAACGTCAACGTCTTCTAGGCGAGAATTGGGTCTTGGTGAAGTATATCGACGAAAATGGGGATGTGTTCACTTTCGAGTTGTACGAGATGTGCGAGTTCACAGGCGCGATTCGTCACGTACATACGAAACAGATCATCGAAAGCTCGAGGCCGAAACTGTGCATCACGATCAACGGTACGACGACCCCGAAGACTATCGAAAAACATCGCGCCTACATGGTGACGTTCAGGATGCACGAAAAACGCACGCACCAGGATACCGTCGATCATTTCGATGGCGTTCATTCCAATAACGTGCCGTGGAACTATAGATGGGTATCGACTACCGAGAATGGGTTGGTAAAGCATTCCGGGATGGCACGCCGTATCGTTCCCGATATCGATGCGTTGACTATGAAGTACGGCGAGCCTTTCGGTCCCGTGGCATGGAATGGATGGACTTTATATCAGAATATGTGGATCATACGTCCGAACGAATCGTACGAGAAACGGTTCGTCGCGTATATCACATCGGGTCACGAGTACCCAACGATCGGCGTGACGTTCAAGGACTCGAATAACAAATCGAAATCTCGGAAGATTCCGTGTCACAAGCTCGTCGCGTACGCCTTCCGCGCCGATCTCGCAGTCTCCGATAAAGCAAAAGAGTACCTGAAATCGGTAAATTTACCGGAATCGTACTTCGCTGAATCTCCAATGGCCGACGATGTGGCATTCTCCAATGCGCTCAAGGCCGGCGGATTAGTGATCATGCACTTTCCCGACAACGATACATCCAATTATCGCGTATCGAACCTCATGATCGGGACGCATTCCGAGAACGGCATCGATCGTCAAGATAATCCCGCGACGACGTTACGGAAAAGCGTCAAAATCATCGATATCGTATCGCGTGCATTTCATTTTTTTGACTCGCATGCTGAAGCCGCAGCGTTCTTGGGCGTTACTAAGTCAGCGGTCTCGAGAGCTGCGACGTTCAACGGGACGCGCGAGATCGAAGAGTACCGGAAAACAAAGAGCAAGAAGACGGGCGCGAAATATTATATCGTCGATGCCATGATGTAAATCACGAGAGTTGATGTGAGTCGTTACACGATGATATGCCGGATGATGTATCAGATGGCGCTTGCAGGAACGCTCGCGACGAGAATGTCGTTCTCGATATGGCCGTCCATGAACTTGAACTCATAGAGTGGATTAATCGATTTGATAATCGCGCCGACATCATGCAGCGTGATATCATTAAACTCGCGCGTTCCGTAAAGTCGCACATCATCGACGAGAATCGTATGCGTTTTGATATGATGATTCTTGATGATTGCCAGCTCCTCGAGGACTGGACAGACGGTCCCGTGATATGACGTATCGCCAAAAGAATAATGGGCGTCGAGCCAGAATACCGCGCGTTCATTCAGAGCACTGAGATCCATGCTCTGGCTCGGCGCGAGGTACAGGTTAACTCGCGCATCGTCGAGGAATCGCGCTTTGGAGTGATTGTGCCATTTCTTCGCAACTTCGTAACTATGAATCTCCATGAATCCGGCACTCAACGCATCGGCGACGCCAGATCCATTGTACGTTCCCGATTCGTAGAAAACACGCTCGCCACGACGCACGGACGCAAACGGACGTCGCGGCGCTGCTGCCATATTTTCGCTGATCTATTTGATAAAAGTGTCCTTAAGCGTGCGTTAAATAATAATATCTCGTGCATAATGTACAAGACTTGATAGATATGGCACTGGATTTCATCACTTCCGTACCAGCTATATTCGCGACCGCGGCATTATGTGCATTAGGTCCTGCCAATGGTTTTAATACAGATATATCGATAAGATTGACGTGTTGCTGTATGGCCATGATTCCAATATTCAGTGCATCCAGCGCATTTGGAATCGCATCGGCGGCCGGGCCAGTGTACGGGATGGCCACATGCTGTGCATTCGTGATTGGTTTTTATATGTACGTGTTCTATACTCGTTACAATGGCGGTCGTGTCTTGACCGATAAACCAACCGAAAAACCGAAATAATTTCTGATGTTGAGAGTAGAGAACCTACATATAAAGAATGGTCCGCGATTCCGACGCAACGCTAGGTCGGGCGATGTGGCACATGCTCCATACGATCGCGGTCAATTTCCCCGACGGCAAAGGCGAAGGCTTGACGAAACAGCGGCTCAGGGGGTACTACGATTTCTTCAAATCTCTCGAACATGTCTTGCCGCGCGAGGCATGGCGCGATTCGTGGCGTCTCGTTACCGGCATGGGCAACGATGAACTCTCATGGGAAAACTTCCAGCAATTACGAAGCCACAAGAAATTATCGACGTGGCTCTTCCGCATCCACGACGAAATCCGCAAAAGTCTTCGCCAGCCCATGCACGGACCTTCGATTCCCGCCCAGCGGTACGCCCTCTTCTACAAGAAGTATGCATCGTACCGCACCGGATCCCACGGCCGCAACTCAAATTCCAATACCAACGAGGCAGGTACCGCCCAGATCAAAGCCATGCTTGCCAAAAGCGTGAGTATGATGGACACGTTCATGAAGCAAAAGTACCCTGGGGAATACGTGAAATGGCCGCTGGCACGTAAGTCCAGGACGCGTCTTCAGGACCTCGACGAAGCCTCGCGGTGGTTCTGGACGAAAACGCAAAACGCACTTTCCAAGAACGCTTCGTGGAACGCCAAGAATGCACTTAAGAAACGTCAAGATATCGTGACGAAGATCAATAGCGATCACCGCCGTGTGCGTGACCGTCTCCGGAACCTCCGCGCAGCGCCGGGGATTTATATCCGTAATACTTTTGGTTTATAATAATAATAATATAGTATAATGCGCGCCTCCACGATCGCCTCCACACACCCGGCCACGCTCGCATCTACGCGCCGCTCCCATCCGATCGTCGCCGCATCTCGCGGATCCAATGGATCTGGCGGCGGAAGGAAACGCGATCCGAAAGATGTACCCGCCCGCAAGTATTGTTTCAAGGCATCGTGCACGCTCATCGAATCTGAGCGTCCAATCGGGATATTCGTCGCATACGATTACCGCATATCCATTAGTCAAGATGTGAAGAATGCGTGTGAGACACACGCAAATTCGCTGAATCCCGGCGTATCGTGCGGCGAAGTCGAATTGACGCTCATGGACGAATGCTACGTCGAAGTGACTGACGATATATATTTCTATTTTTTACGCGATACCGATGGCAACGAAGCCGACGACGAGTCCTAAACAAACAATCCCAGCAAGAACGCTTTGATATCGAACGATACTCCACATTGCGTTCCGCGCATTTCAGGAATATCGGTTGTAATTGCGACGACTTCATCGTAATTATATATGTCAGTACACATTGCCAATGACGCATGGATATTGGCGACGCGTACAGACTTGGATGCGGCGATCCATTCATCTTGTCCGAAAATGAACATCTGGCACTTGCACATCAATGCACGCAAGGCCGGCATGCGCGCAAGGCACCCAAGCCTCATCGTGAGCGGCGAAATCACATGTAATGTATGTAAATTCGGGTACGTCGATCCAAGCAATTCTTCCAGTGGCAATATCGAATCGCATTCGAGCGAGATCGAGTTGCATGTTGCAGGGAGCGGTTCGTGCGTAACCATCAAGTACCGCGCTTTCAAATAGACGGTCTTGAGATTCGGCGGGAAAGGGCTCGATATATGTAACATATATGCGTTCCTGATCCCGAGATGTTCTAGGCGCGTCAACGATTCGAGTCCGCCAATTTCCGTATATTCCCATGTCGATAGAGTAATATCGAGACTCCTCAATTTCGTGAATGTCGAGAAGAGGCGCGGTCTCGTGAATTCATGGTATATATCCGGCGCGATTTGATGAATAACTAACGACTGTAATTTATCTGGGCAAATACATTCGAGCGCGCTAGGTGCAATGCGGCCGTACAAGACTCTGAGAGACGTGAGAGGCACATCCCGAGCCCAGTCCAGGCATCCGGGCCCAAACGAGCATCGCGCCGCTGAGAGACTCTTGATTCGTGTAGCATTCTTTTGGATCCACGATTTCATTCCCGCGTTCAGGCGTCTGTCGGTGACCGCGAGTGAGAATCTTGGTTTCGATGCGAGCATACGAAATCTCGACGATAGTGCCCCGATAACGATGAGCGGACGTGCATCGAGGCATCTCAATATCTTCAAGATAAGATCGTCTGGCAACGCGTCCATAAATATATAAAAATTCGGATCGCCTTAAGCGTATTTGAATTACACGTTCTTCTTATTACAATTACACGTTCTTCTTCATGTAAAGTGCAGTCTGTTCAGCGCCTTCGCGATACAGGCGCCGCATATCTTTCTCGCTTATTCTGAAGTTGAGTGGTTGCGTGCTTGATCCGGCATCCAAATCGATAATATCAGCGAGACGAGCGGGAATACGACGCACGACCGCACTCTCCAGCAAAGCACCTACGAAAGTATCGAACGACCATTTCGAATTCGGCGGTTTCGTTTGCGCCTTGAATCGTAGACCGAGGACTTTCTTGGCGCCCATTTCAAATGCGTAATCGATGGCGAAATTGTCGGTGACTGCGCCGTCGGTATACAGCATACCATCCATCGTCACGGCCGCAAAGTAGACCGGGACGCTGCAGCTGATTCGCAGCGCGAGACGAATAGGCATCGTCGGCGCGGTCAATCGAGAAAAGTACTCGGCGTGACGTTTATTGAGGTTTGTCGCGACGATGACGACCGTACTGTTCGTCGCATGATAAAGCGATTCAAACGTGAGCGTCGCCGGAAAAATACTCGCGAGCCATTTATCGAAATTGGCGCCTGAATCGAGCCCGAACGCTTTATCAAGTAAACCAATATCTATGTCGGGACTGTACTTGAACCCGACGACTCTCTTCTCGAATATCTCGTCGGGATCGAGACCGAAGGCGAGAGCGGTCGCTACGATCGCGCCGATCGATGTGCCAACAAAGAGATCGACATTATCGAGGTAGCCGTTCTTCTTGAGGAAATTCGTCGCGCCCAGTATAGACAACCCCTTCATGCCTCCGCCAGATAAGACGAGCGCATCGTACTTGGTGCGCGATCCAAACTTCAAGATATTTGGTCGTTTCATTGAGGCGGTGGGACTTTGCTTGAGTTTTCGTACACAAACTGCGTGAACTTTGTGATATCGCAATTCTCCAGAAACGCGTAGCCTTGCTGCTGACATTGATCGACCAGGATATGGTACGTGGTGACGACCTCCTCGCTCCAATAATCAAACCACACTTCGATATCTTCGATCGGTCTCAGGTGCCGCGGAATACGGATATGATTGTCTTGTTTCTGGTCTTCGGCCTCGCTACCTGAATCCGTGTATGGCGTGTAGGAAGCCGGAAGGGGCTGTGCACCTTGGGGATCGACTGCCGGGTGTCCCGATGAGATTTCGCCACGTCGTCCTGCTCCCCCCATTATTGAAACCTGAATAAACCGTATATTTCATGTCCTTAAGCGTCACTCGGGTTTTTTTGCGTTACATAAACACGCAAATGGGCCGTTCAGTGAGATGCGCCGCGGTTCGTCGTGCGTGTGAGAACTTCCTTCTCGACGGTGTTACGCATCGAGCAAATCGAGTTGAAGCTTGCCGCGGCACGTCCCTCGTCGCCGCCCAAGACTTTCTTGAGTTCGACTAGAACGTAGTCCTTCTTCATACTTTCAGTGCGTTTCTGCGACTTGCGTACGAGCTGGCCGTCCGGGAGATTGACAGCTTCGACGGCATTGCTCTTCATCCACGCCAAGATAGTCTCGCCGATAAGCTCGCGTTGTTTACGCATTTCCTTCATCTGTTTCGCGCTCCGAGTCAATTCGTCGTGGATTGTGATATAGGCCGTGACGGCATCCTTGAAATCTTTGGTCCCTTCCATACCCTCGGCATCTTTCATAATATCTGCCATTTTTTAAATTATGATTTGTACGATGCGCGTCGGTGTCCTTAAGCGTATTTCAAAATATTAATCATCTTTTTGTGAAATATTCGTTCCTAATACAGCAAAGAGGATCGAGACCATTTTGGGCGTCGGCGAATTCTTCATTTCGGAAATCTCGTTTCCGTACGCGCGCGCCTTGGTCTCGTGACGGTTATCGCGAAGCGGGACACTGACCAAAAAGATCGATTCAGCGAGCGCCAATATATACTTGGCGAGATCGGCCGCGTATGTGCGAGTGAGAGACGCGCAATTGGTTGTGGCCTCGAGCTCTTTTTCATGAGGCTCGAGATCCTCGCGAGGAACTTCATAGACCATTTTCTTGCCGAGGTTCACATTCCGAAGAAGGAAGATGCTTCGGAATTTACGAGGCGATGTGTTCCCGTACAAAAGCGTAAACATGACGGAAGGCAGGTCATCAATATGTGAATTGAGCATCGATTCCAGGATGCCGCGCGTACTGAAAATGTACTCGATTCGAGTTTCGTCGCCGTCGTCGCGTGCAGATATACGGTCCTTCATAAGAGCTCCTAACGATTCTTGAATGCGACCTCGTTTCCGTGGAGGAAGCGGGGATGTAAGGCCGCGCGGGTGGTTCTCGGTGTTCTCGGGGGGAGGAGGACGGTCGATCTCCATATTATCATGTTCGTCAACAGATTCGTGTGCTGTTGGCAAAGGGGACGATGGAAGCGTCGGCGGGATGTTCTCGATATTCTCTCCTGGGAATGTGTATCGCACAGTGCCTTTGAATTGAACGAGATTTCCCGAGCACGCCTTTGAATTGACGTGTCGTTTCATATTCGATATATCCCAGCCGACTTTACGACACGTCGAGCATCCCATCAACGAAATATCCATCTCCATCTCCATATTAATATATAAAATATATCATCGATAGTGTGTAACATGAAGCCTTAAAGGTACACATTTTTCATGTCGGGAAGAAAGCAAGAATACATTCATATGAACTTCCACTTAACGGTCATCGACTAACTTAATATACAATGTCGTGGATTCGGGTTCGTGGATTCGTAGCTGGATACATATTATGGACATGTATATCGGTGATTTCGTCGGTCATCGGATGCGCGGCGCGGAAAGGCGATCTCGGTGCCGCATCTCTATGTTCTCTCGTCGGATCGACCGTGATGTATTGCGTATGGATCGCTGTGAGTGTGTCGTTACGTCGCCGAACAACTCGAATCGATGAGCATGACTTATACATTGGCGGTCTTCTCATCTTAACGTGGTTCCAGCAACCGCTCGGCACATGTATTTTGTATATATCCACAGCACCGATCGAATCTTTCCAAGATGGCGCACTTGGGTTTCTTATTCTTCTCGTTACTGTCGTGTACATTATATTCATCATTTATCTCACCGTCTACATCGCCGCTCCTGAAACGATTGAACAACGCCACGTGTCTTCCCATATCCAAACACAAACCGTATGGATCCTCGTCGAGCAGCCGGACGACACGCTTTTTATTGGACGGAAACCGGATGTTGTATGTTAATTCTTCTTTGCGCATGGTACCAAAGCCACGCACAAAGAAAAAGTTTTTTTACAATAAAAAAAAATCAGCAGTCGAGGGGACGGCGCATGAGATCAGCGTCGATCGAGCTCTGGGACCACGGGCCGACGTTCGTCTTGGTCACTGGGGGATCGCGGCGGAGCTGGTAATTCGCGTTACGGAGAGACGAGCCGACAGAGTCGACGCCGATGTAGCGCGTAGGGTCGAGGAACGACTGCTGGCCTTGGAGAGACTTGGGTGCAAACTCGCCGAATTCCGATGCGGTCGTCGAGGCCTTGGGCAGGAGATCGACCGATTGTGACATGGGACCCATGCTTCCAGCAGGGATGAGCGTGACGGATGGCGACTGGCTCGTGGCCGGGGCAGTCACGCCGGGCGCAAGAGACGTCGATGGAATCTCAGATGCCGTCATTTCAGCTGGGTCGTATTCAGTGTACTGTTCCGGACCCCATCCATCCGAGAACTTCTCCTTGCGTGGCGACGTGCGGGACGAGATCATGCGGACGATAATCAGCACGATAAGACCAGCCAACACAAACTTGATAATGGATTTCTTGTCCATTGCGTTGCGAGTTATAATTAGAGCAACATAAAAAAAATCCACAACCCGACTCGCACCTATGTCTCGAGAACGACATCAATATCGTCCACCTCGGCCGCAGCCAGGATACTATCGCCCAGCGTCTCGGCAAGCGTATCTAATGGAAGGCCAGCCACGACAGTATCTTCGTCGAAGAGGGACCTCGATTCGCCGACCACCTTGACTTGACGGAGTCGCCAGATGAGGCCACATTCCGTCTTGCCAAACGTCAGACGAGAAAGTTCCAGGACGGCCTTGACCTTGGCGCCTTCGGCTGGGAGAGGGAGCTGGACCCGGTCGGCATCAAAAGCGGCAACGCCCTCCGATACACGGACCTTGAGCGTCTTGGACTCCTCATCAACGAACGACTTGAAGCTGGCACGGAGCGTCTCATCGTCGAGATCTTCGCGGAACCACGTCGCCTTATTCTTGAAGCACGCTTCCAGCGCGGCGGCCTCGACAGCCTTGAACGACGCGAGGGATGCCGCGTTCACCTTGAGGAGCGCGAATGCAGGAGGATCCTCATCGTCTGGGCCAGGTGCGAGCGATGTGATGAGCGTCGATGTGGGCGTCGCAATCGTGAGTGGTGGGTTGAGGAGCGCGACGTAGACGCTCTCGTTCCGCGTCAGAGTTTCGTCGAATGTCGCGATATCCTCTGAAGGCACGATACTCTTGAGCTGCTTGACTGGGATCGACATCTCTTTATTATGTAAAGACCCCACAAAAGTATCATCGATTTAACGCGCCGTCGAGGCGGTGCTTTTTATTGTATTTATATTACAGACAAGCTGGCGGAGATACTCATATTCACGCGTCGGTATCCTCGTCGTCCTCGGTCTTGAAGGCGAATCCGGTGAGTTTATCGGGACGCGAGAGGATCTGCATCTGGGCAATGCGCCACGTGCACCCGAACTGGCGATTAATGTACCACACCGCCGAAAGCTCGATGATGGCTTTGAATGTCGTGCCCTTGGTAATGTAGCTCATATCCGTCGCCTCGGCATCGGCATCGTAGAACTCGGTCGTCGGGAGGATCTTCATGCGCATCGTCGGAGCGTACTTGGTAGGATCGGTCGCATCACGCACCTGCTTACGCATCAGCTCACGCACGACGTCAGCGCTCATCGCCTTGCCTCCAAACCACTCCTTGGAGCGCTCGGAAGCCGTCGTGAGGAGCACCTCGTCGAGCTGGCGGCACTTGTCCATGAACCCCTTGATCTTCGGATCGTTCTCGTACCCGCGGAACGAAGCGTCGAGCGAGAAGGACTGGGCGCCCGTCGAAGCCTCGTCGAACGTCGAGATCCCGAAAGGAGCGCTCAGGATGGGAGTCTGGACCTTGACGCGCGCATCGCCGGCGAACGACAAGTACACGATCTTGCCGCCCTTGGACGTCTTGGCGAGAGGAGAGAACTTGATTGCGGTGGGGTCGAACGCCGAGTGGAGGATGACTTGGTCGCGCGACATGATGTCTTATTTGTTATTTGTTATAATATGGTGCCGAGACCGCTGTCCTTAAGGGGCACAAAATTTTTTTTTAACGTGTTTCTTTTTTTCACATGTACATGTTATTTTTAAACGACGCTTAAGGACGTTCACTGCTCAGCGGCGTTCTTGGCTGATCTCACATACTGCTCAGCGGCGTTCTTGGCTGATCCGGCGGCGTTGTCGACGAGTCTTTCGTTATTTTCGAATTACATGTCTACGCACGCCGCCGGAATATCAACGATCTCCGTCTTGATGAACGACTCGTCGTTATCGTAATACAGATATGTCACAACGATGTCTGACGACGGAGGCTTCGAAAGCGCCAATGTCAATTGGCGACGCAGTTCGACGTACCGATCGGCGATTGGGACGTTAGACGTAACGCCCCCGATCTTGAACGGATCGGGATTGAAACGTAAGAAGTAACATGGCTTGCCGCGCGACGCATGGATGTTGATCATGCGTTTCGTCTCGGACATCTCGTCATACTTCGCGACGCATTTACCTTCTGTGACGAGAACCTCGTCGCCATCGTCGCCACCGGTCTCGGTCTTGACGCGCCGGACGAATCGCGGTTTATGCTGGAACTCATCGCATTCGATGACGATAACGTGCGTCCCGCAATCGATGTGGATGTCGGGGCGGTACGATCCATATGACGCGCCGATCGATTCGTTATACTTGGCGACGATACTGTGAATTGACGCGTCGAGTTCGAGTATGAACTGCTTGATTGCCGCGACCATATCGTTTTCCTTGACGTGAGCTTTCCGCGATGCGCCGCTGATCTTGACGTCGCATGTTGCGCAAAGATCGCCTTTTCGCTTGACTCGGATTTCAGAGCATTCGGCGCATTGATGGTGGGCGACGTCGACATTTCCTTCTTTGCAATGTTCTTGGCAATATTTACGTTCCTTCGTTAACGCGTCGCCGTAAATTGCGAACACAGTGCATCCGGGAAATTTGCATCGTGCACTCGCGACGTTGACAAGTCCTTCTTTTTCGTTTCTATGTTTGCCGCAATATGCCGCTTTCCTCGTGCCCGCGTCGCCGTATTTTGCGAATGCCGTGCACCCGGGAAATTTGCATCGTGTACTAACGACGTCGACGAGTCCTTCTTTTTCGTTTCTATGTTTGCCGCAATATGCCGATTTCCTCGTGCGCGCGTCGCCGTACGTTGCGAATTCAGTGCAGCCGGTAGATTCACATCGTGTATTATGGACGTTGATCTCCCCTTCGATTTTATGTTTCGAGCAATGCGTTCGTTTCCCCTTTTCAGGTCCATAAATCGCCTGTTTCCTCTTCTTCCCGGGCGAAACGCATGTCACGCAATAAATCGGCATGCCATTTTTTAATTATTCGATGGTATGCATTTGCTTAAGCGTGTTTTGTATTTATATTCGAATTTGCGACGCTTAAGCAGACTGAAATTCACATAATTCATCATATGCACGTTCGCACCCTCCTCGCATACGCAGTGAGTTGTTTCTTGTTAAATAACGTCTTACAAAACCACTATTTTCACGTGTGTCGATCATCAATTTTGAGTATTTTTGCCCTTGATCAGGGCGCATATTGTCAGCTCGTCGACCGATCGCTCAGGGCGTTGCAGTGGTCGCCCATCATAGTCGCCGCGCCGCTCCTTCTAGAACGGAATCGGCACGTTGATTAGACATGCCAGGCGCACACGGCAAACGCAAATCCAAGACTGCGAACGGCGCCGAAGATAAGAGGAAGGGCACGCTCGAGTTCAAAGAGGATGGCCAAATGTATGCGTGCATCACGAAAGCAGCTGGCGATCGTCGATTTATCGTGCGTTGCGACGACGGCATCGAACGTCTCTGCAAATTGCGCGGCTCGATGCGGCGTCGCGATTGGGTTTGTATCAACGATATTGTTCTCATCAGTACACGGGAATATGGCGATGAGAAGGCCGATATCTTGATGAAGTATTCAGCCCATGACGTCGCGTTGCTCAAAAGGTATAACGAACTTGATTTCTTACACGCTCACGACCAGGCTGACGATGGCGATGGAGATATCGTATTTGGAAATGGATCCGACGATGATAATGTAATTGATGGCATTTAATAATAATAACTCGAAAGCGTCCACGTGGCAGGTGACATGTGGCAAGTCATGTGGCGACTCACAATTGCCACGTGTCATCTCCCAGAGGATTTGATACGTATTGGATGTGAATACATGTAAATTAATTATAGTATGATGGGCTTTTGCGTTGAGCGGTCCGCGAACGGGAAGTTACGGAACGCGGAGAGCGGGGACGATTAACTGAAAAGTTCGCACGCAGCTGCTTTGTTCCAGCAACGAGACTTTTGTATGCAATGGCGGAAGTAAGAAGTGACGCGACAGCATATGCAGCTACATGTACAGGACTAGCCATCTGCTTCCCGTTGGGGTTCGTCATCATGGTGCCAATCCACGAAGTAATGGCGGCCAGTCCTGTAAGACTACTCGCAGTCGACCCACCAACGACGCCACCCAGAAGCAGTGCGCGGTACGCTGGTGTCTTGAGGTACTTTCCGACGCGTACGAGAAGACTGATGCGTTGTGTTTCCGATCGCGGCGGGTGCTGAACCTCGCGCAAAAGGCGGCTCACAACTGCTTTTTTCGATGCGATGCTTGTGCGCTTGTTCACTTTACGTGCTTCAGATGCGATGACACCCGCCACATCTTTTGTGGTAAGACCCATGTATCTTGAACGCGCGGCCGGCATGTGATATATTCTATATATATTATTTTTTTTCGTCACACTAGAAATAAGATATCAGTCGTTCCCGGTGCACTGCGATGGCGTCGTCTTGCAATTGCGCTGGTTCCCATAGAGAAAGTGTGCGAATGCAGTCCTGTCGGGAGGTTGGCCGCCGTTGGGAACCGTATGGAATTGACGCTGCGAATTCTCCTTCTCGTATATATCTTCGATATTTCTATATAACCCATCGTTGAATTGCGTCCGCATCTCCGCCTTGACTTCATCGTAATTGCACGTTGGAGGCCCGAACGTCTTGCCATACTCGGTAATCGAAGCGTTCATGAACGGATTGTTTTTCGTCGGCATGCGGCATTTGGGCGGCGCCGTGGCTTGGAGACCTGCGAACTTGCCACCGCGGCCCCTGTACACGAGAGTCACGAGCGCCACGAGAAAGACGCCAACGAAAAGCGTCGCGATATGGAAATTGTATGCGAAGACCGCTGCCGTCGCATACACAATAAACCGGACGAATGTATTGAGTTGCTCTGCTGTCGTCTGATCGCGTGACGGCCAGAACTCGAGGGGGCGGCGTACGAGCACGGCGACATCTTCGTACCACGCGCTGTCCCCGAGCCTCACAGGCGCCGAAGGGTTGGGAGACATATTTGATTTTTGCGTTACAGGCACGGACGGATTCGCGCTATTCACGCTGGGCGTCGCCATTGTATAGTATATATGCCGAGATTTTAAATTCAAACTTATTTGCGCGCGATACGTTTGGCTTTTCCATCGCCACCGCCACCGTCGCCACCGCCCATCATCATCATCGAAGACATGGATTTCATCATCGCAGCTGCCATCGAATTCATATCCATTTGGCCGGTCGTTTCCATCTGCGTAGCACACTCGCCGGCGACCTTCTCGATCGTGTTGAGAACATCAGGAGGAAGGCTCTGGAGCGTGTTGCCAAGCATGTAGAGAGTCTGGAGGTAGGACCAAATCGCATCGCGCGTCGAATCCGTGACGTCCTCCTGGCTCCAAATATCGCCGAGGTCTACGTCGCCTGCAAGCTCGAGTGGCTGCTGGAAGAGCGACGAATCACGTGCGTTGATCAAGGCAGCGTGGGGGTGCATTGCCTCCATGAATACTTTCATCGGGAGAGCAGGTTGCGTCGCAGCCATCACATCGAACCCGGCCAAACACATCGTCAATCCCTTCTGCTCGGGGAAACTCGCGCGGAGCTCAGACAAGAAATTCTTGAGAAGCTCATTGAATGCGTTCGAAGTGGTCATTGTATTGTTATTACTACGAATATACAATTTATTCTGTGTCGGAACGCACCTACGCCACGTCCTTAACCGCGCGGTCGGTTTATTGATTTAAATTGACCACTCTATTTCAGATATTTACAAGAATGCATTTGGTTACATTGGAAGGCCTCCCGCGATCATGTATAGATGTCGTGAGTCACATCAAAGGCTTAAATATGAGTCTGCAAACTGTACCGTCGCCACTTCCTCCTGCAACGACATCGCGACAAGACAGTATCGCCGATGAAATTGTGCTTGTTTTAGCAAACGTCCTCGATCGGATCAGGACCTTGCACCGAACTCAAGCCGGTGTATTTGCACATTGCCGAGACACTAATTCCAGTAGTGATCCCGTCGCTGTGTGTGGCGCACATTGGTTTGAGTCTCCGCCAGCGTTATCGGCCAAGGCTCGCCGAGCACTTCACGATGTATGTATGGAAGTCGGCGGCGCCGTGTGTGACGCGCTCGGCATCCATATCGCATCGCATACAGTGATTGTCTTGCGTGTTCCCATCCACGAATGCTTCGAGAATCTGCTTATTGGAATGGAAGCTCGCGATTTCACGTTATCTGATCTCATAGAAATCGAAGAGTTCCTGGATGTCCTTGGAAAGGAGTCGCCCGGAAGCATGTTCGCGAACTGGAAAGTCCATTATATCGATTGCCCGATGTATATGAACGATAATGCCGTCGATCTCGCGCATACGATAACTGAAATCGCCAATATCATACGATCAAAAGACACTTAAGCGAGTGCGACGCCACCTAATATACAAAAAAATGGATTTCCGGGATATCACGATCGATCGAGTGAAATTCAATGCGCCCATCCGTCGAGGAACCTCCCTGAATTCCAAGGCGACGTACGGGGCCGGCAAGATCATATTTCAGTTGCCGAGATGTTATGCGCGAATTTCCGAAAACCCCAAATTCCCCGGCGCACTCGATATGGTCCTTAGCGGCGCATCGTTACGTGATGTCGGAGCTGTGGCGTTTCTCGCACAGCTCCGGGATCGCGCAGACGAGACATCGGTTCTCGCTGAGCATATTTTTGAAAAGGATTTCTACGATCCAATGAGGAAACTGACGGCGTTCGACGAGACGCCAATCTTCGATGCGGACGGCGAGATAATGAAAAACGTTCCTGATCTGTATGGATCGACGCACGAAGTATCTCTCCTCGTGAGTCTCGACGGCGCATGGATCAGCGAACGGTCATGGGGAATGCGTGTCCGCGTCTCCCAAGTCAAAGTCCACCGCCAACGCGTCGTGCCGCCACCACTCAAATTGGAATTTCAAAAGAGCGCGCAACGTACCGGACCGCGTCAAGGATTCATGTTCCAGGATGAAGACTCATCAAAGACCGGACCGCGTCAAGGATTCATGTTCCAGGATGAAGACTCGACAAAGACCGGACCGCGTCAAGGATTCATGTTTCAGGATGAAGACTCGACAAATCCGGTCAAAAAGTCTACGACGTTCGCGTTCCTCAAAGATTAAGAAAGATTAAGAAAGATTAAGATGTAATGAAATGATCGGAGATTGTCGCGAGCGCCAGACCTGCAATTGCCGATGCTGCCGCTACGCCAGGCACACTGAGTTCGCCCGTGATTGGAGACACGAGTGCAGGGATACTCGCCTTGATTTTCGGGAGTGCATACATGACAAACAGGAAAATGACAATTGCCGCGAACCATGCGCGCGTACTCTTCAGCGTCTCGAGACTGAGGATTTTCTTTTTGGGCGTGGATGACGGGAGTGCGATGGGCGGCGGCGATGTATATGTCGGCGCAGGCATAGCGTACGCGAGCGGATTGTGCTGGTACTGGGTCTGGGGAGCGTACTGCTGCATTTGTTGTTGCTGGTATTGAGGCTGGGGAGTATATTGCTGCTGCATGGGCTCGTACTCCTCCATGTGTCCAGTATGCGATGGCGCTTGGGATGGCGGACGTGGATCGTACTCTGCGCCGCGGCTCGTGTTTGAGAAATCTTTCATGATATCAGCGTAATTCGGCGCGGATCCAGCAGTGCCTCCACCTTGCTGAGGCTCGTCGCCGCGACTCTGCATTACCGGGAGAGGCAATTTCGAGAGTGGCGTCGCCAACATATCTCCGGAATCGTCCATATTATTTATAATGTAAAGAATCCATTTTCTGCTTAGAATCTGAACGTATTACTTCACAGAAGCATGGCAGCTTCGGGACAATGGTCTACAAACAAAGCTCGATGATGCGGAGCAAGCTGTTTATCGATTTGGTGTGCGCCGAAACTCGGTTCCATGTACGAGTTTTGCGTACAGAACTTGGCCAATGTCGATGCATCTTTTGGTTTATTAGGCGATTTCTCAACGCAATCGGAATAAAATACATCTTCAGGCGCATGTGGATCGATATTCGGATTTGCCGCAATGCATTCCATCACGAACTTCTTCTTCCTGAAACTCAAACCGCCCGACCCGTAAAACGAATGATCTTTCCCCCAATGAACGCCAGGACCGATTTGGTGGTCGTAGGCGCACCCGACATAATCCAAATCCGTGAAACTGTCGATATTCCATTGGCTTTTCGCGCACGTCACTGCATCCGTCTGGAACACGAGAATATCATCTGCATCGATACGATCCCAGAACGATTTTGATTTGAAGAGTTTATTATACTCGTCGGCCGTCAAGTTATCGGTATCCAAAGCTTTGAGGAATGTGCGTCGACTCGGCGAGACTCCACGCGTGCTTTCGTTCGCATAGGCCGCATGACTCGGCCCGTGAAATATATAGAGATCCCATTCCTTGGGGATCCGCGTATCAAAATTCCTGATAATTTGGCCCAAGAGCGGGTGCGGACGCGGCTCGACGATGATCATTGCGCGGCGAGTTTTCGATGCAAACTTCTCGACTTGGCCGATACATAGAGAGAATACAAGTACGAATATAAGAACAATGATGAATGATGTTCGTTTACAGTCCATTCATATTTCTGGAGATTATTTTCTTGTATGTATCATACAATACAATGATCCCCGCCACGCTCCAGGCCCCGATCTTCTCCGCGCTCCTCTTCATCGTCATCGCATCCCCCACGACCTTCAAGCTGGTCAACGATTACCTCGCCCAGCCCGTCCTCCGCATGCCGGCAGTCCAAGGCGGCGTCCCCACCAAGTTCGGTCTCCTCCTCCACGCGCTCGTCTTCTTCGCTCTTTCGTACACCTTCCTTTCCAACAAGTGATTATTTTAAACAAACTAGTTTGACTTTTATATTACCGGCGCCGAGATTCATGCACAGAATCTCGACGATGGTGTTTTCAATTCGTACGCTTAAGGATTCATCATAGACACAAAACAATACTCAATATGGTCCGAATTTCACTGGAGGGTAATATTGCCGCAGGCAAGACGACGGTCTTCGAGACGCTCGAGAAAGAGTTTGGCGATTCCAATTTCTTTCGCGAACCAGTTCGTGAATGGGGAGATCTTCTGGAGTTATATTATGACGACCGCGCGACATGGGTCCTCCCCCTGAGCCTCAAGATCCTCTTGACATTCAGGAACTCGATCGACCATTCCGATGCTTTTATTGAACGCAGCCCCTTGACTTGCCGACATGTCTTCACGAACATGCTCTTCAAGGACGGGACATTATCTCAGCGCGGCTGGGATTTATTTAACGAGTTTTACGATGTTTTGGGGTGGTCGCCTGAACTCATGATATATATCGATACGCCCGCGGCATTGTGTCTCGAACGCGTGCAGGAACGCGGCGTGACATACGAGAAGAACGCCATCGATATTCAGTACCTTCGCCGCATCGAGTTCCATTACGAAACGATGCTGAAAAATCTCGAAGGTTCAAATATCGTGATTGCGCGTGTCGACGGCTCGCAAAGCCCCGAAGAAGTCGCGAAACGCGTTGCGGAAATCGCCAGGAAGTTCCGTACGGCCAGGACTCCGCTAGCGCCTCCTCCGCCGCCTCCGCCGCCTCCGCCGCCTCCGCCACCGCCGCCTCCGCCACGCCCGACGAATTAAGATGTACGGATCGGCGTGATAATCAATCGACTCGCGCGCCACCGGACATCCCAAACGCCAAACGGCCCTAAAAGACCGGAAATGACGCCGCGTTTCTTCCTCATTCCACGCTCGATGAGCAAGACATCGCCTTTCCGGACTTGAGGCGGTTTGTACGAGACGACCTGGAGAATCGACGAGCCGTTGGGTGTGGGACGCACCTGAAGACGCCCGTCCATTGTAATTTCACTCGCACACACGACATTCCTTCCAATGAGACGCACATACAATGGATGCCTCCGATCACGCTGCGCGTCGGGAATGACGGAGTACGACAACGCGCCGCGCGCCAGGAGTCGTTTCGTGCCTCGCGACGCATCGGGACCGCACGGCGCCATTGTACGGAGATTCAGGAGGTTTGGGCGGCCGCGACGAGGTGCGAGGGGTGCGAGGGGCGCGAGAGGTGCGATGGGTGTCGTGCGTCGAGGCGATGCACCGCTGCCCACGAGAGGGTTCGGGGCGCGGCGCGGGATCCGACTCAAGGATCGGCGAGGTGCAAGACGGGCAAGAGCGGTGCGTCGAGCGATGGGCGATTTGACAATTCTCTTCAAACTCTTCACTCGAGGACCCGACGGCATACTATTCTTATTATTATAGTACATATGAAAAAAAAACCGCGTCTATTGTAGATCCCGCAAGACTGGAATCATGAGCGCGTTCATCGAGAAACTCGTTTCGCAGTCCACACAGAAAAATACCGAGTCGTGCCGCTCGCACCCCGGCAAATGTCTTGCCCAAGTCGTTTTCGATGCGTTTATTATCGTTGCATTATTTGCGCTCTTGACGCGAGTTTTGAATCGGGATGCTGTTAATGTTGACGCCTGCATCACGTTCTTGGCGATGTGGATCCCTGTGAATTATATATTCAAAGCGCTCGATCTCGAATATTCCGATCAGCTCGCACGTGTTGCTGGGTGGACTTTGGGAAACAAACTCTTCTCGATTCTGACTTCAATGTGATTATTTCATTATGGTGTCGTGGAATGTACAGTTAAGGAAGATGTCCGACGGAACGATCGGACAAGAAGCCACACCACCAGGACCGTCTGAATTAATGCCAATACGACAATCAATTGAAAACTCCACACGATCCATGAGAAGCGGTCCGCAATATACTTTGTGATCGGCAATATAAATCTATTCTCGAGTCCTTGGCGGTTCTTTTCGTCCGTACAATATTCGCTCGCTTTGACGATAATTTGCTCGACGACTTGATCCAGCATGTTATTATACTAACAGTTTTGTCAACAGAAAATAACACACGCTCTAGCTAAAATATGATCGACCCGGGTACGATTCGCGAACTGGAATCGTGGCTCGAAACATGTCGCGGCGGCGATGTCCTTTTCATGCGCGGCGCCAACCCCGGAATAGGCATTTCGACATTGCTTCATACGTTGATTGACAATACCTTTGAATCGTTATGGATCCCCAATGGCGCATCGAAATTGAAGCATACATTGATCGACGCGGCCTCATCGACGATCTCACCCCTCATGCGCCGCAAGATATTCGTCTTTGATCCCGTCGATGCGCTCTTCGCCGACATCTCCGCATCGGCCGATATCTCCGAATTCGCGCGTCGTGGAAAGTGCCGTGTTCCCATCATATGCGCCGGTTTCCGAATGCGATTCTCAACGACGCGCGCGACGGATATTTTCGATAAGCGTATATACAATATCACGCGACTCGATGTTCCTCCCCTCGAGACGGCCACTGCACTTGTTCATTTGATGGAAGTTGCAAAATTCCGTGATTTCCCCGAATCTCGTGTTGCCGGGATCTGGGAGGCGGCACAAGGAGATTTACGAACTGCAGTATCTGCGATCGAGGCCGGATTACCCAGCGGCGGCGTCAAGGATAATGTATGTGACGGCGTCGATGCAATCGCCAATATCTTGACTTCGAGGGATCTGAATATGCGCGACGCGATGGCTCTTCAGGATGGCGATATGAGTGTCGTGAGTATGGGTGTCTTTGAGAATTATCACCGCGCCGTCGACAGCATCGAATCGTGTTGTGCTATATCGGACCTCTTTTCTCGAGCTGATTTGGTCGACGAAGCCATTTACGGCCGACAACGATGGGATTTGACGTCCGTGTACGCCGCACTCACAGCCGCCGGCCCATCGACGATCGTCAAGGCCGAGACGTGTCCGCGACGTGAACTCGTAATTGAAAAGTACGGATCGGTCTGGTCGCGCGGCAATAACCAGAAATCCAAGCAAAATATGTTGCTTGCGTTATCGCACCAGGCAATGGCTCATGGAACATCACTCACCGCGAGCGATCTGGCATATGTGCGCGGCATGCTTCTGGACTTGGCTGCCGACGGGAAGTATGACGCCATGGCCTCTCTTGTTGGCGACACGTACGACGAGCAAGGTGTCCTTGGCATTATCAGGATGTTTCGTAGCAAGAAGTATACGCAAACGAGCCATACCAAGTATAAGCGCGCCGCGGCCAACTTCAAAAAATAAAATCGACCCGAATTGGATCGCCATCATATGCTCTCGTCGCTGGACCTTTTCACCGGATGTGGAGGAATTTCACACGGTTTGCGTGGCATATGCGAGGCCAAGGGCGGGTACTGCGAAGTCGAGCCGACACGTATTCGGACGATCAACAATCTCTTTGTAAAGGGTCTTCTTCATAAAGGTCAAATTCACACAGACGTCAGGAAATTGGACGGCACGACAATGCGCGGCGAGATCGATATGGTAGTTGGCGGCTGGCCATGCCGTGGTTTCTCGACAATTGGTAAACGGAACGGCTTCAATCATCCCCAATCAGCATTGTTTGTCGAATTCGCGCGCCTCGTCGATGAGATCCGGCCGAAATTCGTGTTGCAAGAGAACGTCCCCGGCGTGTGTGGCCCTTCGCTCGACGATGTGATTGCGGCTTTTGAAAAGAGCGGCTACGATGCTACATGGATGGTTCTTCCAGGCTACGCCGTCGGCGCACACCATTCAAGGAAACGATGGTTCTGTT